CTCAAGGCGGTTATGTCCATCGACAAGGATGTTATTCCAAACGATTAGGGGATCTCTGCACCCATCAACAAGTAGGCTTTCCTCAAGTGTTCTATACTCTTCTGAAGTAAGGGGCGGAAGCAACGACTGAAGTTCTTTGTTAATTATTATGTCCATAGGTAGATATTAAAAGCCCCCACAAACAGCAAGCCCCCAGGTGCGTAGGAGTTGAGTTTCTCCAGCCTGAGGGGTGCGTGCCTGTGAGGGCTATTCGTTAAAACTGATTTTAAAGTCATACTCTATTTAATTTCGCTGTGACAAATATACAACTTTATTTCACTTATTCAAAGTCTGGACAAAAATTTTTGATATTCGTCCTCAATACTTGCAATGATCCGGTCACTGGTCAGTTTGTCAGGATACAAAGCCTGGATGACCTCGCTGTATATGAACGGCAATTGCTCACGCACGTAGGCTTCAAAGCGTTTCTGAGACATCCGGCCAAAGGCAATGGAGTGATACTCTATAAACTTCGTGCCGTCCTTAAACTCAAAGACAACATCATAATCGCCTCGTAGGTGTTTGAGAAAAACATAGAACTTATCTTTTGACACTTTTGCTTTAAACGTCTTTGGGAGCCAGTCATAAATGTAACCGATCAGCGAAAAATAAGCACGATGAAAAGTTGCATCACGGCTTGTCACTTCCAAAAGTGAAACCACCTCACCAGGGGCAGTAATGTCAATCAGTTCAATCGCATTTTGATTGAAAGGCAACATACCACCTCCGGTGACAGTGAACTCACAAACCCGTTTGAAGTCGGTATCTTTCATCTCCAGGGTAAATCATCGGTATTACTTATTTTCGGTCCGGCATTTTGCTCTCTCCCTTCTGACTGGCTTTCACCTGTTTGGCCCTCGGGCTTTTTGCCAAGCATCTGAAAGTTCGAAGCAATGATTTCGGTAATATACTTTTTATTACCGTCCTTATCATCATACGATGAATAAGTCACTTTGCCCTCAACATAAAGTAACTGCCCCTTACGGATGTACTTTTCAGCCACTTCAGCGAGATTACCCCAAGCTTTGATGTTATGCCATTGCGTTTCAGTTACTTTCTGTCCTGAATGATCTTTGTAGCTCTCAGATGTAGCCAGCGAGAATGATGCAACTTTCTTGCCTGATCCGGTTGTCCTGATTTCTGGGTCTTTGCCTGTATTGCCAATAAGGTGTACTCTGTTAATCATTTTGTTCGTTATTAGGTTCTTCTTCTAAGTCCTCCAACTTATCTTTTTTCTCAATAGTCGGAAGTGTATCATACATGATTTTATCTGCCCGGTTCATGTCTTTGCCAAACAGTTTACCAATCTTCTCTGCTGCGTCTTTCACGGCATAACTTTCAGCAGCGGGGGCAGCTTTCATTACTGCGTCATTCTTCGTGTGATTCCAGTCCATTGCTCCGGCTCCCTTATCGGTCTGAATCGGTGAAGCCCCGATGCCGTCCTGCCAAAGCATTTCATTTGAGAGAACATCCTGATAGTAAAGCCGGATAGTTACCACGACAGAATTAGCGATAACCTGCACCTGCCTGATCTCGACGTTCCACTTTTTGAATATACGGGTCAGCATATATTCAACTCTCTCAATGGGAAGGTACTTTATACCCTTTGCCATTGGATGTTCCTTCAACCAGGGCTTCGGCGGTTCCTGATTCAGAAGTATATTTACTTCGTTCTGTTGGTTCTTTAGGTCAAGATCACCTGCAACCAACTGGTCATAACTTGGCAGATTTCTCACTGCCGGTGTTGTTTCACTCATAGTTTCAGATTTTATGATTATAGAATACAATCTCTTTCACTGCCCACTTCGGCAGGTTCAGTTCAATGTTGCCGGACTTCCACTCACAGAATACCTGATATCCCGGCCAACGGTTCTGCTCGACACACATCTTGTAGAGCTTCAGAAGCTGCTCATACTCATACCGGCCCTGACCAATGAACTGAGGTGATGCTTCAAAGATATTAAAAGCATACGGTTTACGCTTTTCCTGTGCAATAAAAAAGAAAGTCCACCCACGGCTATCGCCAGTTATCATCTCCATCAGGTCAGAATAAAGAGCAGCCTGAATATGATAATCGTTGTCAGCGGCGGCCCGGGTGAACCCGTCCTCTGAAGCGTCAAACGTTGTCTTCAAATCAATGATGAAGTGCTTGTTTGCCTTTACATAGTCTGGGCGAGCTTTCAGATTTATGTCGCCCTCGCTGGTCTGAAGTGTGCCGGTGATTGAATATTCAGCCTCGCCACCCGAAAGAAGCGCACGACAATAGTAATGCGACATGAGTTTATCCTTCATGTCTTTGATCTTTTGAAAGTCTGACTTCTCTATTGTCTTACGATCTCCTATCAGTCGCATCTCGCTCTCTGCCCACTCTTTGTATTGCTTCGTAGAACGGGGGGATTTAAAACCTTCACCAATCAGCACTTGGTATATTGCGTCATCATCAAATACATAATAATTCTGCTCAAACTTCTCAGGCTCTAAGATGAACGTATGATAGGCTGAACCAAATGCCATCGCATCGGTTTCCACATCCAGTGGTTCATCTTTGTACTGACGATAATGCGCCGGTGACTTTTTCAGATTCTTCAATCCGGAGTATGAGATAAATTCTTCAAGTGAATAATAATCTCTATCAACTTTTACGGGCGTGAACCCTTTGATATATTCGCTTTCCATTACTTTGGTTCTACACTATCAATAAGGATCAATTCACCGCAGGAGTAAGTTCCGGTTCCCTCAAAGGTGAATCCCTCCACCTCGCAGGTCATTATCCGGTACTCTTCCCGTTCGTCTTTATCTTCGTCGATCATGTCGCCCCGTTCCCACTGGTAGGAGGACCAGTTCTTTTCAATCTCAGCGGCAAGTTCCTTGGGGTCTGTATCGCTGAAGTGTCCTTTGCTTTCAAGGTACTTGTCGTAACTTCCGATTGTCATGCTATTTGGTAGGTTCATGATGTTCAGTTTTTGTTTTCAAATGATTTGTTTATTTCTACTGCCTTGATGCGTTTGATAGCACCTGCAACATAATGCTCAAGTTTCAGGTCAATGATATCTTTTCGGTAGATTTCGACAACGGAGTTAAATTCCTGCTCAGTGTCACACTCCATTAACTCGTGGATCACCTCACGTGTGCGGTCAGCACGTTCAAGTTTTTTCTGATTGATAAAGTTCATGTTATAGATATTTAAAGATTATACTCCGCTTGTCTGACCTCTGATGGCCGTAACACTTAACTGAAGGCTTGTTACACCCGTCGGCACCGTTGAAAATACACCCCACGCAACCGTTAGTCGCATCAACTGTCCGGTATCTTTTGCCGTCAATGATCTCAGTTCCTTCCATTGCTCCGGTTTCTTCATCAATCACCGGCCAATACATTCCTGATTCCTTTGATATGGCAATCATCTTTTTTATCACTTCGGCAGACTTAATCATCTGGTCTGCTTCGTCGGCTAATATCTGTGCTAATGTTCTCATGATGTAAATTTAAGTTATGAAAATCTCAAATAATATGATAAATGTCAGTATTATGATTTTTTGTGAATAATTTTTACCGCCTCATTCCATATTTTATTCATATCCCAATCACTGCCAGTCAGCCTACGTGCCGTATTAGCAGCCCGTCGCCCAGCTTCCGGAAAACTATAACCTGAGATAACTGAACACTGTGCAGCAGTCAAATCAGAATAAGTTACAAGCAATAGGTGAATAAGCCGTCGCCCCTGACCGTTCAATTCCTGTGCTTCAACGTATTTAATAGCTTCGGCAAGTGCAGCCATTTTATCTGCCCTCGCTTGTATTTCTTCTGATACTTTCATGTCGCAGTCAGAAGTCTTATTTGATCCTTTGTCGGCTCATGACCCAGAGAAATGATTACAGCAGTGGCATATTTTCGCAGATTTGCCCGTTTTTCTCGCCTCAGAGCAATTAACTTGCTGAAACGATACAAGTCCATGCCTGCCGCGCCTGGTATCAATACAGCCAAAAAAACAAGCCCCACGACCGAAGCTGGTAATACCACTATTATCGTTAACTCTTTCAATCCTCTTTTGTCGGAGATAAAGTTCTCCGGTTGGATAGGATTCTGAGATAATATGTAATTGAGATATTTCATCAGGTGTTGGGTTCTTTGGGTTCCTTGAAAAATACCTTTTCAATCATTTCTTCAATCTTTCTTTAACTTCTTTGTCTGCTTCCCTTTTGGCAATCAGTCCCACAATCCGAAATTAGGCCTTATAGTCCCTGCGCTTTCTTGCCCGGAGCTTGCACCATTGGAGGTATCGGTCACAGAGGGTCATGGCTCAATGCCTATTGAGGTTAATAATTCTTCAATGGTTTTATACGTGGAGCTATCCGCATCAAAATAAAATATCGTCTCTGATTTGCCGAATCCACCAATAGAACCCTTGCGTTTTTTGGTTATCACTTCACGATAAAATTTACGCCCATTTATAAGATTACCTGGGGCAATAATAGTTAGCTCATGTTTCATTATGTGTGCAGTGTCAAATGCCATGTGCGATAGCATCTTACCCTCAATTTTCAATCCCTCTACTTTCATACTAACTCATTTATTTATGTCCAGGTTCATTACCTTCATCACGTCTCCCGTATGTGCGTTGGTCACTTCAATCTCCGCCCCGAAGATGTTTATCATCAGGTCAGAGATTATCAGGCACTTTTTGCCGTCTGCAATAGCTTTTTTGACCATAGCGATCTGCACCTCGTTCAAATAGATTTCACTCATAGCTTCCGGTATATTGATCTCTGATTGTCCTCAACTTCGTAGTTAATCCTGCCGTCCTCACGAACCTCACGCAACCGGCGAAGGATTGTCCCGTCCATCAGTGCCGGACGCTCGCAGATTGACCGCACACGGTTCACAAGCGAATGAACGGGGAAGCTTGGACCGCTTATAAGATTGTA